TTTTGGGCGCTTATGACTTTGGTGTGGGAGAATATAGACAACGCCGAGTACCCTACTGTGGAGGACTTGGTGACACGGGTAAAGATAGCGACGGGGCATAGACAAATGATAGAGTTCGAGGGTGGGCTAGTGGCATTTGTCCCTAAGTCTATTGCCTTCCACAACATGAGTCAGGATGAATTTTCCGCATTCTTTGAGCGAGTCTGTGATTGGATTGCCGTGAACGTGTTGCCAGGGGTAACAAAGGAAGACCTGCGACAAGAAATTGAGACCATGACAGGGATAAGAGAGTGAAAAGGAGAGATTTATGGAAGCTAAGACTTACTTGGAGGCATCTCAACATGCAGAGATTAGAGTGCATGGATTGCGGGACGGAAAAACCATAACCCTAAAACAGCCCGAATTAGAAACACTTGAAGGTATATGCAAGGGTAGAAAACCTGGCATTGCCACATTCTCACATCAGTGTTCCTTCGTTGCCCAAAAAAGAATAGTAGTCAGCGATATAGAGCTTTGGTTTGGGGATGTCAAAGTGGCTGACTATTTATACCCTACTATTTGTCTACTTCCTCTTGATGTACTAACTTGTACATTTAGTTTTACCTTGTCATTGGAATTCAAGGATGACTTTTGGAGATTTGCATTATCAACGGGCACTGGTACGAGCTAATGAACACTGTGAGCGTTGCGGGAAGCCGAAAGTGTACGGGGATTTGGGAGTTCACCATATCAAAGCGTATCAGTTATGCAAGACCGATGCAGAGGCCAATTCACCAAAGAACCTTATTGTTCTTTGCCGCTCCTGCCATTCTAAAGTGCATCGGCTTGGGGAGATTGCTCCTCACCAATCGGATGGCAAATTTGCAAGGGGCAAAAGGGAGGTGATGCCAGGTGGAGACATTGCGCTACAAAAATGACGGGCCTATGAGGAAACGATTATTTGTTTCTGAAGCAATGGCTCACCCTTGACTTGCCAAAGGACATATTGCCATGTGGCAGGAAATGATATTGCGTTACTCGAAGGAAGGCGATACCATCCTTGATCCCCTTGCGGGCATAGGGACGACTCTCATCGGCGCTTTGATGGGTAGAAATTGCATATTGATAGAATTGGAGCAGCACTTCGTTGACCCCATGCGGCGCTCCTGGGAGAAGATGCGCTGTATGCCGATGATGGGCTACACGATGGGCGGCGTGACGATTATCCGTGGCGATGCCCGATGCCTGCCCTTGCTGAGTGCCGATTGCGTGATAACGAGTCCCCCTTATGAGAGGAGCCTTGTACTAGCCGAGAACGGTATAGATGAGTCAAAACTAGCTCAGCCTTATGGCCCTAACTCACAATTCGCACGGCCGCAGACGTACACCCGTCCCGTGGACGCCATCGTGACGAGTCCGCCGTGGGAAGATAAAACGGCGTTGCAAGATAGCCAGTGGCTTCACGCCCACGAAGCAGAACTAGCTGAGAGTTTCCGTCAAGCCCACGTGGGAGAGAGAGGATTGCCAGGAAATACCAAGGCAGAAAACAGGACAACGATGGAACATTATGTCTTTACTCCTAGGCAAGATATAGACAATGTTGGCAATCTGCGTGGCGACGTTTACTGGGCGGCTATGAAAAAAATCTACGCCGAGTGCTGGCGTGTGCTGAAGCCAGGTGGCATCATGGCGGTAGTCTTGAAAGGCTTTACCCGTACTGAACGGCGCAAGACAGCTCCTAAAGATGACGTGGTGGGGGAGTGGAGACATAAGATAGAGACGATAATCTATTGCCAATGTGGTCATATTGAAGAGGAACACGTACCTAATTGTCTACACGATGGGTGCGGTTGTAAGGAACTTGTGTCAGTAAGGGAAGAAAAAGAGGAAAGCTGGGTCAAAGGCGGCTACGTTGACCTGCCTGGGCAGACCGAGGCCATGCTGCTGGAGATGGGCTGGCAGAAGCATGATGAGTGGAGACGCCAGTTGTGGAGCCTTAGCTTTTGGCGGATACTCCAAAAGAGACGTGATCCCGAAGCGTGGGATGAGCGGCTAGGCTACGAGAGTGTTCTTGCGTTTCGTAAGCCAGAGGGCACAGGCAAAGGTGTGGATGCCGTTATCACGTCGCCGCCGTATGAACAGTCGCTACATGAAGGACAAGCCGGCCCGGGAGCAACCTCAGATGACGGAGCTTGGTACGAAGGTAGAGAAGTAACTAGGGCTGCCTACACCCGTCCAGCGGAGGAATTTTTTGAGCGGCTTGACCTACTAGAATACTTCTCTTCCCGTAAAAAGCCCAAAGGCTCAACCCCCAAGAAGCGCTACCAGCGGTGTTTTGAGAAGGAGTTGTATATAGTTAGCTTCGTAATTCTTAAGCTGAAGCCATATATTTTGGATGTAAAGGAGACTTTTATTTCCCGCCCACGCGCTGATTGGAAGCAACTACGCGATGAATGGAACAAGGCGCACCCATTCGATCGGATGAGCCCGGAAGTTCTCAAAGTGAGATATTTCCGAGCAATTGCCAAGCCCGATATACAAGATGCGTATATTAAAAGCAGATTCAAAGAAATTCCGCTAGATTCGGAGCAGACACCATACTGACTTGCTAGATGTAGGCTACCGGTGTGAGCAAGCCCTAGCCGAGTTGGAGGAGAATCCATGACACAGGAACTGCAAGAAATAATCATACCTTATGTTGAGGTGGGTTGTAGGGATTGTAAGTGGAGCCCGTTGCCTAATACGAGAGGTCTTTACAACTGCATGCAGGCTGTGCGTCGCCATGCTCTACGGAAGAAGCATCGAGGACAGATACGAATGGTGAAAACCATAGTCTATCTGGTGAAGAAAGAGGCTGAGTAAGCAACTTCTATCTTGACATCTGTCTCTTTAGTCTGCTAGAGTGAGAGTATGGCTGCCAATCAAAGCGAGGTAAAGCGGGGCCCTCACGGGCGGTTTCTAAAGGGTAGTTCCCCAATCTCTCCTGGCCGTCCTGCTGTAGTTCGTGAATTTCGTGAACGCTGCCAGGCATTCATGGAAGAAAAAGGATGGGGTATCGTTGAATCGTTAGCGATTCGAGAGGGCCGAGACCAGATAAGGGCTGCGGAGCTTATCGCAGCCTACGCCTACGGCAAGCCTCCTCAGAAGCTAGAGCATGGTGGCGATCCGGAGAATCCTACTCCCATCACCTATCACGAGATAGTTCAGGTATCGTCAGAGCCAAAGTAATGCCATACAAAGACCCTGAGAACAAGATACAACGTCAGCGTGAGCGGAGAGTGAAGTCCCTAGGTGAAGCCCCTGCTGGTCTGAAGCCCCTGGTTGAAGCCCCGACATCGCTCACGGGCCCCTGGTTGGCGGTGGCTGAGTACATCAACCGTCCTGGGCCAGGGATGCCTAATCTAGAGCGTCTACAGCGCATCGCAGGGAGCCTCTCAAAGTACGCTGACCAGGTCTGGTTTGGGCTTGGAGGACTTACGATGGAAGATATAAGTAAGGTCATAGGGACGTTGCCCCCGACGATAGGGATTAAGAGCTGATGTCACAATTCCCTAACACATCCGGTCAAAGCCTGTGGGTGAACCAAACCCAGGAACACCAGGGACATCTTGACCTAGTGGCATGGGTATTGAAGGGAGAACGGAACCATCCCGAATATTGGGCGAGTGAAGACGGGAAGTTATGGTGCAAGCTTTTAGGATTGAGTGTTAAAGCAACGCAGAAGCTAGCAGGACGGAAGAAAATCCAGCGTTTGGTAGATGACTACTGTGTGGAGGCAAAGGAATGACCTTTGATAATGTTCTTACGTTTGGCATTACCATTCTTGAAATAGATATAACTTTATCTATCTGTTGGCTGAGTGTGTGTTTGGGGATTGAGCACAACTACGGCAAAATGGGTTACTACAAAGAGTTTGGCATAGGTAAACGTTTCGCAATGGATGGAAGCAAATGGTTGAAGGAATGACCACACAAGAGATGCCTACTGGTATCCACGTCCTTTGTGGACATCCTTGGGACGATCACAACGCCAATGGAGTTTGCATTGCGTGTAGAATATCGCGGGGGCCATGTAGAGAAGGAGTAAAGGCATGAAGTGTTTCTTATTGTTAGAGTTTGGAAACTGAAAGGAGATACCATGACACACCAATGGGAAACAATAGCTGATGATTTAGCAAGTGCCCTGGGTGATTTCAACCATGATTGGGCAAAAGAAACTAGAGGCAGTATGTATAGGGATTGTCACGAAGCTATGATAGCATATTATGAAGCCAAAGGGATAGACTGGCGTAAATGGCTAAGAGAACACGGTCAAAAAAGCTGTAAGTGCCATCCGCCTCGAACCAATGTACCCGATGTAGTCACACCATAGATGACCACACCGCCAATGGATATTGCAACGCCTGCTGGAAGTCACGAGGGCCATGTAGAGAAGGAGTAAAGGCATGAAGAAGCAATCCATGAAGTTACAAGTGCCAGATGACGTAGCCCCGCAAGTCCAACCTACTAAGTTTGATGGCGTTACCCCTGAGATGGAAGAGCCGGAGTTCTTGAATGCTGAACCTGGCAATCATAAGTTCTACTGGACACATGGAATCTACAAAGGCGAAACCTGTAGAGAATAAAGTAAGGCCGTACCGTGAGGTCTTGCCTGATGGTGGGATACGCCACAACATGCATTGGGGTCAGATTAAGGCTTGGAACAGCACGGCGCGGGAGATTCTGATGCTCAGTGGAACTCAGTCTGGCAAGACATCGTTTAGCGTAGACTGGATGGACAGAGAAATAAACCGGTGCGGTGAAGGCGACTACCTCATGGTTACAGCCACATTCCCTTTGCTGAACCTCAAACTGTTACCTGAGTTTCTTGACGTATTCCAACACATTCAGCACAAGGGTATCTACAAAGATTCCAGCAAGGTGTTTGAGTTCACGGGGGGTAAGACACGAGTGATCTTTGGCACAGCAACTAACCCTGAAAGCCTAGAGTCTGCTACTGCTAAAGCTGCTGTATGCGACGAGGCAGGGCAGAAGCAGTTTAGGCGAGAGGCACGGGAGGCAGTCATGCGGCGTCTCAGCATCCATCAGGGGCGTGTCCTGTATCCCACGACCCCTTACGGGCTAGGATGGCTGAAGACCGAGCTTCTTGACCGTGCTAGTGAGCCTGGGAGCGGCATAGAAGTAGTGACGTTCCCGTCCACGGCCAACCCTGCGTTTCCCAGGGAGGAATTTGAGAGAGCTAGACGAACCATGCCGTCGTGGAAGTTCCGCATGTTCTACGAGGGTAAGTTTGAGAGGCCAGCGGGGTTAGTCTATGATGCCTTTGATGAGGCTGTTTGTAAGATACCAAGATTCCCATTGCCTAGAGAGTGGCCTAGGTTTGTTGGACATGACTTTGGTGCTGCTAATCCCGCAGCGTTATTCTATGCCCAAGACCCATCGACAGGGTACTTCTATGCATACGATGAGTATTTACCTGGCTCTGGTCGTTCTACTAATGAACACGTGGTAGAGTTCAAGAAACGAGTAGCAGGTCTAAACGTTATCAAGCGAGTGGGAGGGAATCAAACCACAGAGGAAGAGATACGAGAGGCCTACAGAGCGCATGGATGGCCTATACAAGCCTCTAAACTAGCCAATGTTCAGGCACAGATAGACCGAGTGTATGCCCTTCACAAACTCAATAAGGTGTTTGTATTCAATGATTTAGGACACTATCTCGATGAGTTACTGTCTTTCAGTTATATCTTGGATGATAAGTATGAGCCGACAGATAAACTAGAGGATGAATCTAGCTACCATCTGTTAGCGTGTGCCAGGTATCTTCTGAGTGATTTCACTCCTGAGACAGTTGCAAACCGTCATGTAACACGAATATACAGTACGGGTAGAGATTAGGCATTGACCTATGAAATAAAGATATGGTAAACTTTTGTAAAGGGAAGATAAATGTTTGATACCGAAGCAGAAATCACCACAGCCATAAAAGACAAGGAAAGTGACCTCAGTGCATTGTATGACCGGATGGTTGAGGACTTTGACTTGTTTACTATGACCGAGTATGAACCAAAAGACGATGCTGGAACTGTGCGGAAAGGATACCAGTCTTACACTACTTCTCAGCCACGCAACTTCTTTGATAAGGTCTTGGATGGACTGAACAGAGCGGAGTTGACCATCCAGATTATGTTGCCTGAAAAGGCTACCAAAGACGAACAGGAGAAGGCGTCGGACGGAGAGTTATACTTATTTGGTGCTTTGAACGCCATAGACCGGAGACTTGCACAACGAGGTGAGCCACCTTTAAGGGAATCGCTAGGTCACTTCATGTGTCTACGTGGCTTGTTTGGTGTGAGAGTGCTTGTCTACGTGCCTTCAGGCAAAGATGAGACAATCTTTGACGTAGTGCCGCTTGACCCACTACATTTGACCTGGGAGACTGGGCCAGAGGGATTGATTTGGGCAGCATACAAGAGAAAAGCAACAAAGGCACAGATACAGTCTGAATATGAGGTTGAGATTAAGGGTAAAGATGCTGAGGTTATAGACTTTTGGGACACAGAACGCAACGGTGTATTGATAGAGGATGTCTTTGCCAAGAGACCCACGGTACATAATATAGGCCACGTACCGATACTGATACGTTTTATAGGTTCCATGCCTACTATGTCCTCTAAGGATTTCGCTTCTACGATTGAATATCAGGGTGATTCAGTGTGGTCGGCTTGTCGGAAGTTGTACGAGCCATATAACAAATACGTCTCCACCGTAATGGACAAACACGTTGCTTCTACGACTGGCTCGCTATTGCATTGGTCAGAAGATGGAGCAAACAAGATAGAGGGAGACCCATATCGAACGCACAAGATAGTCCCATTGGTTTATGGGAAAGAGGATTTGAAACCCTTGGTGTTGCCTGCATCTCCCCCAGAGGCGGGGGCCATTCTAGCGATAATAAGCAACGACATTCAGCAAAGCACCTTGCCTTACCCATTAGCCTATGGTGGGACTCAACAGGCCATGTCTGGTACGGCTTTGAGTGTGCTTTCAGATGCTACTCGGTCTGTGTACTCGCCGCGCACGGGAGCAATGGCACAGGCATATACATGGATTTGCGAGGAATTGTTGAAGCAGTTTGTTCAGAAGGGCAATAAGACAGTTGAATTACAGGGATACAAAGAGGATGATTTCTTTTACGTCAAGGCGGGGCCAGAGACGATTAACCCCGACTGGTTTGTTTCAGTTAGAGTAGAACCCAGGATGCCAAGGGATGAAGAGAAAGAGATAATGATGGCCTTAGCCGCCACTCAGAAGCGTGGGCCAGAGGATATTCCCTTATTGTCGAAGCAGACGGCACGGGAAAACATCTTGATGATTCGTGATCCCGCATCTGAGGAGAACAGAGCGTTGTCTGAGATGGGTAAGGCTTTACCCCCGATAATGGCAACTAACATAGCAGCCGCTTTGAAGGCACAAGGCGAGAATGACTTGGCGGAACAGGTGATGATGCTACTTCGGCCTACACCACCGAAACAGGGAGGGACTCAGTTGCCGCCGAAGTTGGTAGAGGCCATAGTTGCGGTACTAACAAAAGTAGGCGAGAAGGAACTAGCGGCGGGATTCTTGCAAGCATTGGGGGAACAGGGGATACAAGGTGCGCAAACCACAACAAGTGGTATGCCACCAACGGGCGCACCACAAGGGATGGGTGCTACACCAGAGGCACAGGGTAGTCCTGTGGCGATGGGTGGTACTGGTGAAGCACCGCCTGGTATGGTATAATTCAGGTAAAGATTTGGTAGAGGAGAATAAACAATGCTAACACGAGCACAGGTATTGGCGTTACCCACTCTTAGTGACGTGCAATGGGCGGTAGCACAAGGTCAAGCAAATTCTTTGGATATTTCGGCATGGGAACTTGTACATCCACCTATGGGGACTCCCTCTATGGGTCAACTTGGGCCTGCGCAAACGGCTCTATTGCCTCCGAAAACAATAACAGGTCAACCCAATCCGATACGGGAATCCATATCACAGCCACTGTCTCAGGATTGGACGGCAAGCAAACAAGAGATCATACGACGGTATAAGGCAGGGGAACTTACTCAGGCCGAGGCTACAATGGCCTTGAAGAACCTCTTCCAACTGGAAGGAAACCCAGATTTCGGTACGTCTGCTGTAAATTATCTAGCGGCGGCAGGGAATCCTTTAATTGCTGTGCCAACGGGAGCAAACATACCCGCGCCAACAGGAACTACTCAGGCAGATGTAAATGAATATCTGAATCAGCCTAGTTACTTTCAGGCATTATATGAAAAGGCAATGGGATTGCCAACGGCGGGTCGTAGTTCCTATCAGAACTGGCTTGCAGATCAATGGCAAATGCCGGCATCAGAATATGCACTTCGGGGAGCGGGGTTAATGGGAACTTCTACGACGACTCCCCAAACCTTTCAGGACTACCTACTTTCTAGGCAAGGACAACCTGTGTCACAGATGGGTGGGCAATACACACAAGCTCTGGCGAACTTGAGTCCCACGGATCAAAGAGCAATGCTTGAGTTGTTGCCTGACTATGCTTCACAGGCCCCCGTATATGCCAGTTTGCGGCAAAAGTATCCTACCTTCATTGCTGGTGGATTGGCAAATCAAGGACTTGGTGCCGAATCAACTAGGGCATGGGGGATAACACCAGAAGCGGTTGGGGGTGGTTCATTTCTAACATATTTAGCCAAGAAATATAATTTGGTCTAAGGGAAATACGATGGCCTTGTCAGATGTATATGCGTGGTTAGAAGACAACCCTTCTCTCTTGTATGGTGCTCAACGACCTCAAACAGGGAGTTTGAACTTCTTAAACTATTGGCGTAATCAACAGCCAACTGTTTATGGAGACTATCAGACGAAACAAATACAGGGATTGTTAGGAGGGAGTAATTCTAACCAGTCATTTATGGATTATATGCAGAACTACCCCTTTATGCAAAACTTCATGCAACTCAGTCCAGCACAGCGAGGGGAACGGCCTAGTCTTTACGCACCACGTACCAGATGGCAAGTATAACCTATGCCTGGGCCATACGAAGACATAGCGAAATCTTACATAGACGCTAACAGGGAATTGGCGGGATTGTCGTTTGGCAAGAAACTAGAGCAACGGCGCAAGCCAATCTCTACACCGTTCCTAGACCGCATCATTGCTCAGTCGCAACCTACCTCTCTACCTATTGGTCCTCGTGCTGTGCCTACGGGGGCGACTAGACCATTACCTCAAATGGGGCCAGTGGAAAAGCCTATTGCATTCCCTCTTAATCCTCTGGCACAAGAGCAATCGCAACTGTATCAGCGACGGGAAGCACCGAAACCCACTTTGGCACAGCGAATAGGGCGAGGGGTCAAGGTCGTGTCTCCGAAGGGTACGCCTTCTAGGGCTGCTTTTGAACTTCTTGGGAAGGGCGCAAGCGCAGTTGGCAAGTCCCTTCTCAACGACGCAAGGATAATACTAGAAGGCGTAGGTAAAGTTACCGCACCTGTAACAGACAAATTGAATGAGTTTGACAGACTGAATGGCGTACCTGAAGGCACTACACTTGATGCCCTTATTTTCTTCAACCCTGGTTTGAAGATGGTAGGCGGATTAGAGTCTGCGGCAATGGCAGCGCAAGCTAGGATAGCAGGACGGGCACTTGTGAATGCTCCAAAGGCTTATGTAGGGAAGGCCATCGAGACAGGCGGCGTGCCTGCGGGTATCAGGACAGGCGAGGCAGTAACAGCAGCGAGAGCGGCGAAGGTCGCAAAGCCGATAGTGGCTGAGGCATTACCAACTACGTTGCCAGAACTTTACCGAACGATTGAGAAAAACGAAGGTTCGATGGCAGTGGACTTTGTACGCGCCTTGCATAGAAACGGCATTGACACGATGGAAACTCATGCTACTCCCAGAACCTTCTCTATCAGGGTTACAGGGTTATCTGATGCCAACAAAATTGCCTTGCGGAAAGTACCTGATGTTAAGATAATAGAATATCCAGAACTAAGGATTGGTAACGGTCTTCCATACGTTACTGTTGAGGTTACTAATACGCCTGCGGGCGCACGAAATGCTGCTGCGGTACTTCAACGTGAAGGTTCTCCTATTACACAACCATTTGCTTGGGATGAGGGTTTGTCTCCCCTTTCACAAGTTGACCAAGAAATGGCCTATCGTGCTGCACTTCCGACAGAAGACAAACTTGCGTTGGAACAAAGTATGGGAGGGATACCCCCTATCAAGCCGCCTGTGACCACTACACCATCACAGGCCACTATACAAGTCAAGACTATCCAACAGAAGGGACTAACGGCACCCGAAAACGTGTTGCCAGAAGAGGCTAGGGTTGCCCACGTTGAAATGGGTGCTCCTGATGGGCCAAGGCCACCTAAACCTCCACTTGTGGCAAGGGGTGTGCCAGATGAACCTGCTGACATTGTGGCCCAGATAGCGGCAAAGGCTACAAAAAAGGAACGCCCCGATCAGACACTTCTACGTCTCCATGAAGGAGCCGTTAGTACAGAGGCAAGGCGAAATGGCATCATCGTCCGAGACGGAAATGCCAAACTTAAAGCTCTGAATATCGGTGTAACTCGCAGGGGCCAACTTATCCCTAGAACAGAGGACGTTTCTAAACTGGATGAACTTTACAACGCATTGCACAATCCTTCTAAGGTGGCGAGTGGGGAGATACAAGTTCCCAAGGGGTTTGAGGATGTCTACACAGAACTACGTGGTTTGACCGATTGGGAACAGGCCGCACGGTTAGACTTTGACCCAGCAATGGCAACTGTAGATGATTACTTCTATCGTGGTTGGAAACCGCCTGAAGGTGCATTTGTTGGGGTAGAACAAGGTCGCCCACTGGTAAAGACTCCTGCCTTCAAGAAACCACGAGTGGATGCCACGTATCAAGAGATGCGAGAAGCGGGTTTTGAACCGTTGTTTTGGAATCCCTATCAGCAGTGGGGTCTGTCTCGGATGCAGGGTACAAAGTATCGCGAGCAGATGAAATTGGTCGAATACCTGAAAGGCATGGGGGATGAGTTCGCTCGCCCTCATCTTGGGGGGCCGATACCAAAAGGATGGCGAGTGCCAGAGGTAGGCCCTGCGTTTGAGGGTAAGCCTTTCGCTACTCTTGACGCTACCGGTGAGCCTACCACAATGTTCACTCGCCGGTGGATTGTTCCAGATAAGATAGCGAACACGCTTGAGAATATTTATGGTAAGAAGCCAAATCTGGGCAAATTTATTGTTGCGGGTAAAACTATTGACCCCCTAGCGATTATCGACTTTCTGACCTTTGTTCCAAAACGAGCCAAGCTGATGTTCTCCTTTTTTCAGCAGGCGGACTTTCTGGAACGTGCTGGCGCCGGTAGTTGGACTCGGATGGTTGATGCTCTGCAAACAGGACATCCGATTAAGGCAGTTACGGCGTTAGCTAAATACCCGAAGTCTGTTGTTGATATTATCCGTTCCAACTTCAGTCCTGGTTTCCGTCAATCTCTGGCGAGGCAACTTGATAGTACAGAGGCACTTGTTGTAGGTCGGCCTGGGGTTCACATGAGAGGGATAGGTGAAGCGGGGTTATCTACCATTGATCCTGCAATGTTCAAGTGGGAGGAGATGGATAAGGTTGTGCGAGAGGTGGCGAAGGAAACAGGTATATTGGGCAAAGGACATGACATGGTGCGTGCCGTGGGTGACTTGGAAAGCGCCATGCGGCGTGGACTGTTTGAAGGCGTCTATCCTACGGCCATGATGACGGACATCAAGAATAACGTTGCGCCTATGGTTGCCAGGATGCATCCCGCAATGAACGATGCTCAACTGAATGGCACCATAGCCCGTCTCATAAATATCAAATACTCATCCATCCCTGCATCCCAGTCTGTAATTCAGAACAGGGTGCTTCGAGAGACACTTCGACGGGTATTCTTTTCGATGGGTGAGTCGGAGGGTCTACTGCGACAAGCTGCGGGTGTGGTATCTGGCCCCAATAAGGCTTTCTGGGCAAAACACTGGTTAGGGACATACCTCTTTGTCATTGCAACTGCGAGTGTTATCCATTTCGCTTCTACTGGGAAGCATTTACCCTGGGAACGGTTCACACCTATATCAAAGGACAAGTGGGGGCCATTGCCATTTGGGTATAACACAAGGTTTGCATCTCCTACAATTCCTATTAAGGGTAGGGGTGGCGCAGAGTTGACTTTAGATGTGGTGGGTCAGATGGACACCGCCCTGAGGGTATTGAACCCAAGCCAGTTCCTATCATCCAGAGAGAGTGTTCCCATAAGAGCTATTGTTAATCAGGTAAGTGGAACGGACTTCTTCGGAAATCGCATAGATGATGTTGGGCCAGGTGGCGTGGTGTCTCGCACAGCACAACTAATTCAAGATATGTTCAGTCCTATTGGGGCAGGTGGAATTGGGTCGGAATTGGTCCGTCGCAACATTCCTGGTGCCGAACAGGTAGTGCAGGAAGGTGAGACACGACTTGGTTTGACAGGACTAGGGATACAGGCTACGGGACTGAATATCAGGGCTGCAACTAGGGAGCAACGATTGTTCTCTACAATTCCACAGGCAAAGACAATTATATCCGATTTGGGTAAATTGGGACTTGACCTTGGATATGTAACTCGGAACTTTGACACTAAACTTGGCGTCAAGGGTGGCGAGATAACCTTGACTTCAGAACAGAGAGAGCAACTTCAATGGCTTACGGATGACACGGTGGTAACTGGATTGCTAGAGTACCTACCTAATGTTTTGAAAAATACGAGAACTGATGAGGCAGAGAAAAAGGAACTTATCAAGAGCCGCATGGCTACACTGAGAGCAACAGCTAGGGAAAAATTCCGTAGGTCTCTTTTAATTGGTGCTAAATCACCAAATCAATCAGAATCAGTACCAATGGTGCCGTATGTACCCAAGCCAACACCTACTTATGACTGGGATGCCCATGAAAAGAGATTCCAGGAATTGCAGAAGCAGTCTGCGTTAGGAGTTCCGTAGATGCTTGCAACGATTGAAAAAGTAAAGGTTAATTGGACTATAGTGAGTCAGGAGATGGATATGGGTCTGCTGAATGCCTTAGCATCTCTTTGGTTTACAGGTAGAAATCTAACATCTGACGAAAAGGAAAGGCTACAACTTATCTTTGTTCAATATCCACTAGGGCAGACGAACTTTAATACTTGGACGAAGCAGACTCTTAGGCAACTGCAAGAGAACTATGCTGCCAAAATAGCGTAAATAACCATACCAAATCATTACCTGGTCTTTACATTCAAGACTTTTGGGTGTATTATTATAGAGAGTTCTAATCTAAGGGAGGTAAACATGGTAGAGGAAGTGCAACCAGCACAGGCCGAAGTTACGCCTGCGGAGACGCAACCTGGGGTGACTCAAGTTGAAGTACCGCCTACGGAAGTTCGGAGTGAACAGGTCACGGAACCTCAAAAGGAAACTAAGGCTGTAGAGACAAAGGAAAAGGTCTATACCCAAGCCGAAGTGGAAGCTGCTCGTGCAGAAGTCATGTCCGCTAAGGATAGAGAGATTGCAGAGCATCGCCAACTGATGGCTCGCATGGTTATGGAACGGCAAATAGCCGAGGCTCAGGCTGCTGAAGCACAGGTACGGGCAAGGGACAACTCGGATGTGGAAAGTGGACTTATCACAACAGATGAGGCCACTCAACGGCAGCGAGCCCGTGTATATACCTCTCGGCTACAGCAAGAGGCTCAACAGATATTCCCAGTGGTTCACGCCCTCAGAAATGAGGGGGAAGGGATTGGAATGGCAGTAAGTGTTTACCACACTGTCATGGAAGTGGCAAAGGAAGATAAGTTGAACCGTTTTGAAACCATTGAGTTGTTTGACAAGATGATGTCTGGGGAGAAATTGACACATCCAGAGCAAGTGAAGACAAAGGCGGCGAATCTGAAACTCGCTAAGGCGCAGGAAGCATTGCGAGTTGCAAAGACCGTCCCTGAAAAGTTTGACTCTGGACAAGGTAGTGGGGCGGTTTCAGAGGAACAGAGCCTCAAGGCTCGGTATCCTACAATGTATAGAAAGTAAGGAGTAAACGATATGGCAACTTTATCTAGTGCGTATCTTACCCTCGCTGACTGGGCGCAAAGGCAGAAGCCCACAGGCGGGGTTGATACGATTATCGAAGTCTTGGCGTCCTCGAACCCAATCTTGGCCGACGCCAATGTTATGGAAGGAAATCTGCCTACTGGACACAGAAGTACACAGCGAACCAGTCAGCCGACGGGAACTTGGCGGCTACTGAACTCTGGTGTCGCTGCCGAGAAGGGCACAACCGAACAGGTGACTGACCTTTGCGGTATTTTGGAAGGCTACAGCCAGTTGGACGTGGATATTGCCCTGTTGAACGGCGACCAGGCCAAGTTCAGGGCGTCAGAAGATGATGCCTTTGTAGCGGGGATGTCAGGAACCATCGCTACGGGTTTGTTCTATGGCAATCAGCAAACCGATCCTGAACAGATGCACGGATTGTCTCCACGGTACAACAGTCTTGCAACGACAGCGGCCTATTATAACCAGACTATCGCAGGTGGGGGGTCCGATACTGATAATACCTCCATATGGCTTATCACTTGGGGGCCAAAGACATGTACCCTCATTTACCCCAAGGGGAGCAAGGCGGGGTTACAGGATGAGGACTTAGGCAAACAACTGGTAAGGGATAGCACGGGGCTTCTGACGTATCAGGCTTACGTGACCAGGTTCCAGTGGAAGATAGGACTGGCCCTTATAGACTATCGCTACGTTATCCGCATCTGCAACATTGACAACTCTCTGTTGACCAGTGATGCGGCTACTGGAATAGATTTGCTGGACAAGATGCTGGACGCCTACTATGCCCGACCCTCAGTGGATTTGGGCAAGATGGCAAAAACCTTCTTCTATTGCAACAAGACGGTTGCAAAGTTCTTGCACAAGCAAGCCCAGAACAAGGACAATGTGAACCTGACCATAGACAATCCTGCGGGCAAGCCAGTGGTCTCGTTCTTGGATGCACCCATTCGGGTGTGCGACAAAATCACCGTAGCTGAAGCGTTGGTAACAACGTAAGGGGGAAAGACGTAGACATGCCTATAATCGGTGAGATTCGCAAGGCCACTGAACTTAATAGGGTTGGAACCTATAAGTTGATATGGCACGCTTGTGAAATATGCGGCAAGGAACGTTGGGAAT